AAAGAACCTCATCTTGTCAAAGAAATTGCTCGTCTCGATAACATGCAGATGGCCAAGAAGATTCAGTTGAACTCGGCTTATGGTGCTCTCGGTAATAAGTGGTTCCGTTGGTTTGACGTGAACAATGCCGAAGCCATTACCACATCTGGTCAGCTCAGCATTCGTTGGATCGAGAACAAGCTGAATGACTATCTCAATAAGCTATTGAAGACCGAGAACTTTGACTATGTATTGGCTTCCGATACCGATTCGGTGTATGTGACTCTCGAATATCTTGTCAAGAATGTGTTCGGCGATGATGTGCCTGAAACCAAGAAGGTGATACAATATATCGATAAGATTTGTAAGGAACGTATCGAACCATTCATCGATCGTTCTTATCAAGAGTTGGCCGACTACATGCATGCATACGATCAGAAGATGCAAATGAAGAGAGAGAACATCGCCGATAAGGGTATCTGGAAAGCCAAGAAGATGTACATCTTGAATGTATGGAACTCTGAAGGTGTTGAGTATGAGAAGCCGAAGTTGAAGATGACAGGTATCGAAGCAGTTCGATCTTCGACTCCGACAGCATGTCGTGGTGCCATTAAGAAGTCTCTCGAGATTATCATGGGTGGATCTGAATCAGATCTTCAGAAATATGTGGCCAATTTCAAGTCAGAGTTTTCTTCTCTTGGATTTGATGACGTAGCTTTTACACGTGGTGTCAAAGATATCGACAAATATTGGGTAAATGGAAGATTCCAAAGTCAGACGCCTATTCATGTTCGAGGTTCAGTCGTCTTCAACGAAATGTTGAAGAAGAAGAAACTCACGAATAAATATCAATTGATTACCAGCGGTGAAAAGATTAAGTTCGCGTATCTTCGGAACCCGAACCCGACACAAGACTATGTGATCGCATGTCCGAATGGCCTACCAAAAGAATTGAAAATGGAAACTTATATCGACTATGCGGTGCAGTTCGAGAAAGGCTATCTTAGCCCTATCGAGTCGATCACAAATACAATGGGCTGGCAAGCAGAAAAAAGAGCAACACTCGAGGATTGGTTCAACTAATGGCAAACTTAGACATAGATTTAGATTTTGATTTTGGTTTCACGACTTCTTCTGAAGAAGAAATCAAACAAGAAGGTACTGATAAGGCACGTTACATGTACGATGCCATCATGCCTTTACTTACAAACTTAAAGAAAGATGCGGATAAAAACCCGATCATTAACTGGCCTCATCGTGCCGAGAAGATCGATCTCTTCATTACTAAACTGAATAAGATACTTGCGAGTTAATAAAAATACTTGTGTACAAATAAAGATACATCGTATATACTGGGACAATCAGACAAGGAGAAGTTATGTCAGACCTATTAAATAAATTGCGTAAGAATACCACAATCAAGGATTCGGATATTCTATCAGATTCCAAGTTCTTCAATGCCAAGGATATGGTGGCAACAACTGTTCCAGCAATCAACATTGCATTGAGTGGTAAGATTAACGGTGGCTTCGTTCCTGGTCTGACTATTTGGGCAGGTCCATCAAAGCACTTTAAGACTTCGTTCAGCCTTCTCATGGCGAAGGCATACATGGACAAGTACTCAGACGCAGTCATGCTTTTCTATGACTCAGAGTTTGGTACTCCTCAGGCTTACTTCGACTCGTTCGGCATCGACACATCACGGGTTCTCCATACTCCCATCACCGATGTCGAACAGTTGAAGTTTGATATTATGCATCAGTTCGAAGAGATTAAGCGAGGTGATCATGTCATCATCGTAATCGACTCGGTCGGTAATCTTGCTTCGAAGAAAGAAGTCGAAGATGCTTTGAAGCAAAACTCTGCTGCAGATATGACTCGCGCAAAGCAACTCAAGTCGTTGTTCCGCATGGTCACACCTCACCTGAATCTCAAAGACATTCCGCTGGTCGTGGTCAATCATACCTATCAGACTCAAGAGATGTATTCGAAGGCCGTGGTTTCTGGTGGTACAGGTATCTACTATTCTGCTGATAACATCTTCATCGTCGGTCGTCAGCAAGAAAAAGACGGCAAGGATGTGACTGGTTATAACTTTATCATTAACGTTGAGAAGAGTCGATTCGTAAAAGAGAAATCAAAGATTCCTGTCGAAGTATCATGGGACAAGGGCATCAGCAAATGGTCTGGTCTCCTCGATATGGCTCTCGAGTCTGGTCACGTCATCAAGCCAAAGGTTGGCTGGTTTCAACGTGTAGACATGGAAACAGGTGAGATCCTTGACAAAAGCTATCGTATGGCTGATACATACGACTTTAGTTTCTGGCATCCAGTTCTTCAGTGTCCTAAGTTCAATGAATTCATTGAGAAGAAGTATTCTGTTGGTAATGGTGCCATTATGCAAGAAGATGAAGTGGCAGCGGTCTATGAGATGGAGGATGAATGAGAATTGAACACATCATATTTGGAAATCTTATTGAAAACGAGGAGTACGGCCGGAAAGTCATTCCATTCCTGAAAGAAGAATACTTTACCGATATCGTAGATCGTAAGATCTTCTCTATTATTCATGAATATGTGGGAAAGTATAACAACTTTCCTACAAAATCTGCTATTGAGATTGATCTTAACGATGTCGGTGGTCTGTCTGATGATCAGTTTAAGACTGCAAAAGAAGTTGTATCTGGTCTTGATAAGTCTGAAGATCGTGATGTGGCATGGCTCGTAGATAATACCGAGAAGTTTTGTAAAGACAAAGCCTTGTATAATGCTTTGATGCAATCGATTCAAATCGTCGACGATAGTAAGAAGGATAGTATATCTGTTGGATCCATTCCTCAGATCTTGACTGACGCTCTCGGTGTTTCTTTCGATAGTCATGTCGGTCATGACTTCTTGAATGATGCAGCAGAACGTTATGAGTTCTATCATCGCAAAGAAGTTCGAATTGGTTTCGACCTCGATCACTTCAACAAGATTACTCAAGGCGGTCTCCCTCGTAAGACACTCAACATTGCTCTTGCTGGTACTGGTGTTGGTAAGTCATTGTTCATGTGTCATGGTGCAGCACACAACTTGATGGCAGGTCAGAATGTCTTGTATATTACTCTCGAAATGGCAGAAGAAAGAATCGCCGAGCGTATCGATGCCAATCTTCTTGGTGTCACGCTTACCGATCTTAAAGATCTGCCACAGGCAATCTACTATAAGTTGATCGGAAGAGTCAAGGAACGAGCAAAAGGTAAGCTCATTGTGAAGGAGTATCCAACAGCATGCGCAGGCGCCGCAAACTTTCGACATCTCTTGAACGAGTTGAAGATCAAGAAGAACTTTATCCCGGACATTATCTACATCGATTATCTGAACATCTGTGCATCTTCGAGGATCAAACCGGGGTCGAACGTGAACTCGTACACTTATATCAAGGCGATCGCCGAGGAACTTCGCGGCCTCGCCGTCGAGTTCAACGTTCCCATAGTTTCGGCTACTCAGACTAATCGTTCTGGTTTTAGTAGCTCTGATGTTGGTCTCGAAGATACTTCTGAATCGTTCGGTTTGCCAGCAACTGCAGATTTTATGTTTGCCTTGATTACGAGCGAAGAGTTACGTCAACTCAATCAGATCATGGTCAAACAACTCAAGAATCGTTATGGTGATCCTTCAGTAAATAAACGCTTTGTGATTGGTGTTGACTACTCGAAGATGAGACTGTATAATGTCGAAGCCTCTGCTCAAGTCGACATCGTGCAAGATGAAGATCGACCAGTCTTTGACAATACAAACTCTGGACATCGACTCGAGAATGAATCGAAACCAGTGAGTAAGTTCGAGAAAATTAAATTCGCAGGTTTCAAATGATAGACAACTTAAGGCCTGGCTGGATAATTAATACTGTGAAAAATCCAAAGTACACTTGGAAATGTAAGGTATTGAAAAATGTGACGTGGATGGTCGAAGAAGGCAATGAACCTAATTGGTTTCAGCGCAAGATGCAAGAAATTTGTTTTGGTTTTAAATGGGAGAAGATTGATGGTTAACTATAAGATTGTAAATGAGCACACGGTTTCGGTGACGAACAATTATGTAGAACGTGGCGGTGATATCCTCGAGCTCAAGACAGATCAGATCATTAAACGTAATCTTGGATTCAATAAGGCGAAAGAGTTGGTTCGGCATCTGAACTTTGGCGGTGGTTTTGACGGATCGACTCCAGCATTTTTTTTAGCCGAAAGCGCAAAAATGTTGGATTCTAGACAATAAAGTGTATAAATAGATGTACACTATGTGGTGCGTGGATATACAGTTCAACTGTGTAAGTTAGGCAAGTGTCTTAATTGACGAATGGAATAGGCAGGGTCACAGGTGGGGTTCCTCCTGCTACACGCATGATGGGCGGCTTTCGGGTCGCCCATTTTTTTGTCTTCTCGAAAATAAACATGTACATT